TATTCATCTGTCGTGTGGATTTTGTAGCCCTATTATAACCCGCGCATGCCAACATGTCAAATCATTTTTCCAATTGTCATCTCAATCATGCAATTAATGAACAACGTTCATCAATGCGCGCTCAGTTTGACAATGAGTAAGGCGGCTGTTATATTGTAAGTGTCAGTTAAACAAGTCAAAGGAGCCTGCCATGTTCTACGTAATCAAATATTACCAGCGCAACAAAGATACCAAAGTTTACGAGTTGAAGCATATGCACTGTGACACGATCAAAGCAGCATGCGAGTATCTTCAATTCATGGATTCTCATCCGTCTTACGTTTTCGTCTCCATGAAGAAAGTAGGGTGACTATGAACCCGGAAACTCTATTCGCTATTCTAGCATACGCAATCGGAATGGTTTACGTGATCAAAAGGCATAAATAAAATTTGATTTGTGAAGATTCTGTGAAAAGACCGAATTCCGGTCTTTTCGCTTTTCACGGGCGTATAATGGATATCGTCAAAGCAAGCCGACCGATCAAAGGAGATTACATTATGGCTGCTATCACCCGCACTTTCAAGAGTTTCGAGCTGACCGCGTACGAACTGGATGATTCAATCCCGCCCAGCGTGCGCGCTGTCGCCCAGTACGTCGTGCTGGACACCAACATGAACGCCCGCAAAGCCCGTATCGCCTTCCGCGATGCCGGCGTGGCGCTGCCCAAGGGCTGCACGATCAAGTGGGTCGAAGGCGAGGAGAAGACCTATTCCATGCCCGTGGAAACGTTCCTTGAGAACGCTACCGTCATCGACGCTTAAACTAATAGACTAGAAGGAGAAAACCATGACTGAGAACAAAGACATCGCCATCGCCGAGGAAATGCCCGTCAACGACCTCGCGCCCGCTCGCACGTACGCCATCGCCGAGCTTGCCAAGCCCGAGGACAACACGTTCTGCTCGGTGAACCCGGAGCTTGGCGCGGACGCGAAGAAGCTTATCTACAACGCGTCCAACAACCCGACGCACAAGATCGACGACTTCATCAACAAGCAGATCGCGCTGAAAGACCTGTTCGTGGAGATCATCGAAATCGCAGACGAGGACGGCACCGTGGAGCAAGCCCCGCGAATCGTCCTCATCGACGACAAGGGCGAGAGCTACCAGTGCGTGTCGAACGGCGTGTGGGGCTCGCTCAAGAAGATGTTCGCCGTCTACGGCGCGCCAACCTACGAGGAGCCTATCAACGTGGTCGTCAAGCAGGTGAAGGTCAAGCGCGGCACGATGCTCACCCTCGAAGTCGCTTAAAGTTCGCAATCACAGGCCGCACCCAGCGTGCGGCCTTTTTCAGGAGGAAGCCATGTTGTCGCTTGCAGACAAGGATTTGATGGAGCAGTTCGTAGCGGACTCGTCGAACAGGGTGTTGAAGAAAGAGCTATGGGCGCATGCCGTCGTCCCGCAAGGCGTGGCCGTTTTCAAGCGCCATCATAACGGGCGCATTGAATATATGTTCACCAAGGACGACAAGTTCGATATGAAGCGGGACGACATAAACGACCTGCGCGAGCTTGTGCGCCGCTACGTCATAGACGATTATATCGGACTCGTCTTCGTCATGCATTCGCAAGCGCTGAAAACGGTTTCCAAGCATATCAAATATCGTTATTGAAAGGAGGTGCGCCATGCCTTCGAAAAACGGCGTTTTCTACGAGCTGAAGGAATCGCCTTACTCTTTTATGTACGGCGATTGTACGTTCTTCTTCTCGTCTAGGAAGCATCTTTCCAGTTTCATGGACAAGATCTGCGTCAGAACGCAATGGCTGGACGACAGCATGGAAAAGCGTTTCCACTTCTACGTCAACATGCAGCTGGTCGCCGCGTTCCAACTGTACTTCACGGTGGAGACCAGGGGGTGCTACGTCAGATTGGAAAACGGTGAGGAGCTGACATGCAGAGAGAACCTAAGATTAAATGGACTGAAAGCCAGCGTTCGCGCCTCAACTCCGCAGTCCGAAAGTACAACAACGCCATTCGACGGGCTATGCGGGCGAATCCCGCCAACGCCCGGTTCATGCCCGAGCCGGTAAGCTACAAGGAAGTCAAAGCCGAGATCAAGAGCGCGCGCGTGCTTAACAACACGGTCGCGCGCTTGCTGCGCGCTACGCGCAAAGGAGCCTTGGACTTGACGAACGTCGGAGAGGGAGGCATTGCCACGCGCTACGAAGTGCGGGAGTTCCAGATCGCGAAAGCCGTCAACGAGCGGCGCAAGTCGCTCAGGCGCAAGAAGCTGGGGATCGACTACGGCCAGACCCTGGGACGCATGGGAACGTTGCAGCAGAACAACCTCCTTCCCGACAAGCGCACCGCGCGAGACTTCTCTCCCATCGCCCTCAAGCGTTTCATCAAGCGTTACGAGGAGCTGAGCGCCACGAGTTCCTACGAAAGGCTGAACAGGTACTACAAGAACTATATCAAAGGCCTCGACACGGTGTTCGGCGGCTACTCCGAGTTCGATGCGGCTATAGCGCAGATCGCGAGGAAGATCGAATCCATGATGAAGTCCAACGCGGGCAAGCTCATGGAGTTCTTCGAGTCCGGAGACGAGCTTCTGAACATCGAGTACATCTACGCGCCGGAAGACCGCGCCGACAAGATGGGCTACATCCTCGACAGATGGGCTGAGCTATGATATGCAGTACTTCACGGCCGATTTCGAAACGACGGCAGACGACCTGACCCAAACGCGAGTTTGGGCGTGGGCTGCTTGCACCTTGAAAACCTACGATATAACGACAGGAACTTCCATCGAAGGGTTCATGGAATGGTGCGAGCGCGCCCCTGACGCTCGCGTTTACTTCCACAACCTGAAATTCGACGGGAAGTTCATAATATCGCATCTGCTTGCAGCGGGATGGGAATGGATCCCCAGCCACGGAGAGCAAGCGCCCTACCGGTTCACGACGCTGATCAGCGACATGAACCAGTTCTACACGATCAAGCTCTGTTTCGGGCGCGGGCACTATATCGAGTTCTGCGATTCGTTGAAGATCATCAGCTTGCCGGTCGCGAAGATTCCGCGCGCGTTCGGCTTCGAGGAAGAGGACGCGAAGCTCGAGATAGACTATGCGGAGCATCGCGATATCGACCATGTTCTGACGCAAGAGGAGATCGATTACATATCGGCCGACGTGAGGATCGTCGCGCGAGCCTTGGGCGAGCTGATCGACCAGGGCGCGACCAGGATCACGGCGGGATCGAACGCCATCGCCGAGTACAAGAAGACGATAGGCGGCGAGAAGGGGTTCAGGCGCACCTTTCCGGTGTGCGACTACGACGCGGAGATCCGACCATGCTACAAGGGCGGCTTCACGTACGTGAATCCCGATTTCAAAGGGCGCGACATCGGGGAGGGAATCGTCCTGGACGTTAACAGCCTGTACCCGTCCGTCATGGCCGGAGTCGGAGGCGAGATCCTGCCGTACGGCGATCCGGTTCTTTTCGAAGGGGAATACGAACCTGACCCGCGATATCCGTTGTACATTCAGACTGTGACGGCGGATTTCAAGATCAAGCCGGGTTTCATCCCATGCTTGCAGTTGAAAGGCAACTTGAGCTTCATGCCGACGGAGTACGTCGTGGATTCGAAGGGAGAGCAGACGCTGGTGCTGACCAGCGTCGATTTGGAATTGTTGAAAGACCACTACGACATCTATTCCATCCGCTACGGCAAGGGCTGGAAGTTCAAGGCATCGAACAAGCTCTTCTACGATTTCATCATGGCGGCCAACGAGGAGAAGGTGCATGCGGCCGAGGAGGGAAACGCGGGCAAGCGCTACATGGCGAAGCTCAAGATGAACTCCTCGTACGGCAAGATGGCGACGCACCCGGTCAAACGGAGCCGCCGGCCGGTCATGTGCGAGGACGGCATAGTGCGCTACCCTCTGCTCGACCCGGAAGCCACCGACGGCATGTACCTGCCGGCCGGGGCTTTCATCACGGCCTGGGCGAGGAACAAGACGATACGGAGCGCGCAGAAGGTGAAAGAAAGGTTCCTTTACGCCGACACCGATTCGCTCCACTTGGCCGGAACCGAGATCCCGGAAGAGCTTGACGTGGACGATTACCGTCTGGGAGCGTGGAAGCTCGAAAGCACGTTTCAGCGAGCCAGGTTCATCCGTCCGAAGACCTACATCGAGGACGAGGGCGGCAAGCTCACCGTGCATTGCGCGGGGCTTCCCGAATCGTGCCACCCTCACGTCACATGGGATAATTTCCATGTCGGCGCGAAATTTCCGGGAAAACTCTATTCCAAGACCGTAAAAGGCGGTATTATACTATACGAAGGTGATTTTGTCATCAGAAAGGAGACAGGCTTATGAGCAGGTACCAACCGAGCTTGCGCGAGCTGGCCATGGAGCCGGACGAGGACAAGCGTCTCGAGATGGCCGCGCGAATCGACGAGGACGCGGCGGAACTCGACGACCGCTGGGACGAGCGCGAGGGCTGGCGAAACGAGCGCGAGGAGTGGGACGCGGAGCGCGACCGCCTGAACGCGGAGCGAGACGAGGCGATCGCCGAGCGCGACCGCTACCGCGAGGAGCGCGACGAGTCGCGCCGCAAGTACGCCGACCGGTTCTTCGCCGTCGAAGGCCAGACGCTGCTCCATGCGAACGAGGTAGGCGGGGAAGTTCGGCGCGAGCCGATCCGCTCGGCCGACGAGATCTGGGATTAAGGAGATATCATGGCAGTGAAGCAACCTAACATGAAAGCCGCCGATTCGCCGATCGTCATGAAGGCCGGCGATACGGCAGCGCGCGAGACGGCTGCGCAGAAGGCGGTAGAGGCGACCATCAACGAGACTCCGGAGGTAGCGTCCGCGCTCGCGGCTCGCGGGATCCCGGCGACTTACGACTCGAACAACCGCGCCTACGTGGAGCTTGCGGGAACAACCGACGAGATCCACGCCATCGGCGAGTACCTGACCAGCTACCAGCCCGCGCGAAACGCGTTTCTGAACGCGCTCGTGAACCGCATCGGCCTCACCATCGTGACCTCCAAGCTGTACCGCAACCCCTGGGCGGTGTTCAAGCGCGGGTACCTCGAGTTCGGAGACACGATCGAGGAAATCTTCGTCAACCTCGCCGACGTTCACGGCTTCTATCCGGAGGGCGCGGAGGACACGTTCGCCAAGCGCGAGCTTCCCGACGTGCGCACCGCGTTCCACCGTATGAACTTCCAGAAGTTCTACAAGACGACCGTCTCCTCCCAGCAGCTGCGCCAGGCGTTCCTGTCCTGGACGGGCGTGGCCGACTTGATCGCGCGCATCATCGAGTCTCTCTACACCAGCGCCAACACGGACGAATACTACGTCATGCGCTACTTTCTGGCCAAGTGCCTCCTCAACGGCTATATCGGCTCGGTGGAGATTCCCGCAGTCGGCAAGGACAACGCCGTCGACATCGCCACGCAGTTCCAGTACTTGTCCGACCTGTTCCAGTACCAGTCCACGAAGTACAACATGGCGGGCGTGACCACGCACACGGACTTCGAAGACCAGTACTTCATCGTCACGGCCAAGTTCAAGGCCACGATGAACATGAACGTGCTGGCCACCGCGTTCAACCTGGAGTACCGCGAGTTCCAGGCGCGCATGATCACGGTCGACACGTTCACCGACTTCGACTGGGTTCGCATGGACGCGCTGTTCACCGACCCGGCCACCGGCCAGCTCGACCCCAACTACCGCCGCTTCACGAAAGAGGAGATCGAGCTGCTCGAGACCGTGCCGGCGGTGCTGGTGTCGCGCGATTGGTGGATGGTGCTGGACAACTACGTGGAGTCCGCGCAGTGGTTCAACGGCGAAGGCCTGTATTGGAACCATTGGCACCATGTGTGGAAGACCATCAGCTGCTCGCCGTTCGGACAGGCGGCCGCCTTCACCCCGACCGCCCCGACCATCACGAGCGTGACGGTCACGCCGGAGACCGCCACCCTTTCCAAGGGCGCGGATCTGCAGCTGAGCGCGGCCGTGGTCGGCACCGGCATCGTGAACAAGGGCGTGCAGTGGGCGGTGACCGGAGGCGCTGCATCCGGAACGACCGTCACCAACGGCGGGTACCTGCATGTGGCGGCCAACGAGACGGCGACGACGCTCACCGTCACGGCAACCTCCATCCAGGACGGAACGAAGACGGGCGAATCCACCATCACCGTCACCGCATAGCCTATGTTCTGCCGAGGGCGGGATTCGTTTCCCGCCCTCCTTTCCGAAGGAGGTGAGAAATGTACCAGCCCAGCACGGAGATTCGGATAGGGACGGTTCCGTGGAACCCGAACTACAAGCACGTTCGCTGGTATCCGAACCTGAACGCCCAGATGTCGGGCGTAGCTTCGTTCATGGACGCTCGGCGAACGATTTCAACCTACACGTACCAGCGCCTGGAATCTGCCATCGACGTGGACGGCAACCCCGAGCAATACTACGATTACAACTACGTGATGTTCCAGAACGAGAACTTCGGGGCTAAGTGGTTCTACGCGTTCATCACGCGCGCAGAGTACAAGACGGCCAACACGACGCGCTTGCACTTGGAACTCGATTACGTGCAGACCTACATGTTCGACTACGATATCAAACCGTGCTTCGTGGAGCGCGAGCATGTGAACGACGATGCGATAGGCGCTCACGTCAAGGACGAGGGGATCGATCCGGGCGAACTCAAATGCACGTACTCGGCGATCGACAACGAGGACATGGATTGCTACATGGTCGTGGCGAGCGCCGTGGAGCCTTTGAAGGACGGAACGTACGTCAACAACGGCGGGGACAAGTACATGGGCGTTACCAGCGGCACGAGCTTGTCGGTGTTTCTGACGGTGGACGACTTCAAGGGATTCATGAGAGCGCTGTCCGACAACGGCCAGCAGGACGCGGTGAGCCAGGTCTACATGGTTCCGCGAGCGGCGATACCGAATATCGTTAAGAAGTCGAACGGCTGGGGGTACTGGGTCGATTCGAACGCGGCGACCCCGCAGGTTACGAAGAACTACGCCCTGGGCTTCACCAACCTGGACGGTTACGTGCCGAAGAACAACAAGATGTTCTGCTACCCGTTCCAGTACGCGGAAGTCACGAACTTCACAGGTGCGGCGCAGCAGTTCCGGCTCGAATTCTGCGGAACGCCCGGAACGCTGAGCTTGCAGAAGACGGGCGGGTGCGACGCGAACTCGCGTCTGGCCTATATCCCTCTGAACTACAACGGGGTGAACCGGTTCGTCGAAGGCGCGGTGTACTTGGAGAAGTACCCCACATGCAACTGGGTGTACCAGGCGTTCGCCAACATGCTCGGCGCGTCCCAGGCGGACACGTCGTTCGGCTTGTCGTTCAACTCGATGAGCCAGCTGCCCTATGTGAACTCCTTCATCGACTCCACGCAGAACATCATCGGAGGAGCCATGCAGGGCTTGGCATCCGGCAACGTCGCCGGGGCTGCCGCGAGCATGATCAACTCGACGATCAACGGAGCGCAAGACCTTACGAACACCTTCGCGAACTTCTCGAAGGCATCGAAGACTCCCAACACGCAGCGCGGAGGCACTAACTCGACTACCGCGCTCGTGAACTTCGGAACCTATACGGTAGGCGTTCGCAAGTACACGTGCCGAGCCGAGATAGCGCGCCAGATCGACGACTTTTTTAGCGTGTACGGCTACAACGTTTCCGTCGTGAAAACGCCGAACATCACGGGGCGCGCTTCATGGAACTACGTGAAGACCGTCGCCGCGAACATGAGCGGATCGGTTCCGGCCGGCTACCTTGCGATGTTCAACAGGCTGCTCGATTCCGGAGTCACGTTCTGGCACACGGACGACGTGGGCAACTACAGTTTGAGCAACGCTATAATATAAGAAAGGAGGCATGCATGAACCCTATCCAATCCACTACCACCCCGTACGGGCTTCCCTGGGGCAACATGCCCAAGAACGCGCACAAATCCGCTCGCGAGCTGGACAACGCGGCTATGAACTCGCAAACGATGTTCCTCTGGCAGATGCGACTGTACGAGCTGGCGATGAGCGTGTTCGAGTGGGAGAACCTGCCGGAGGGCATCAACGAGCGTCAGATCGAGTGGTGGCTCCTTCGCGACGGATTCTGCGTGTTCCTGCATGACGAGGATATCGCGCTCGACCCGATCCAGCGCAGCCCGGAAGGCTACGCGATCATGCAGTGCATGTTGGAGGGAAACTTCGACATCTACTCGCAGCCGGTGAACCGCATAGCCTACTCGGTGATGGGGGTCAACATCCCGCTCACCATCGAGAACTCCGTCATAATCTGGAACTCCAACCTGCGCGTGCCTACCTGGTTCGCGCTCAACATGTACGCCAAGAAGCTGTGGGCTATAGACCGGGCGATCGATGTGAACGTGTACCAGCAGAAGACTCCGCGCGTGGTGAAATGCTCGCAGAAGCAGCGCCTGAGCTTCGAGAACATGATGGCGCAGGTGGACGAGTACAAACCCCTCATCATGACGGACAAGGACTTCGACCTCGAATCCATCGACATCCTCGACAACTCGTCGCCGTACGTCGCCGAACAGCTCTACGAGTTGAAGGACAAGTACTGGAAGGAAGCGCTCGGATTCTTAGGCATCGCCAGTTCCGAGTCCAAATCGGAGCGCGTCATCGTGGACGAGATGCTCGCCAGCCTCGGCGGCACGGAAGCGCAGCGGCTCTGCCGCCTCGAATCACGGCAGTTCGCGTGCAAGCAGATAAACAAGATCTTCGGGTTGGACGTGGACGTGCATTTCCGCGTGTCCGAGAAGCGCCAGGAAGAGCAGTGGGCTATCGCCGACGGCGAGTTCAATGAGTCGAAGTACGCAGACGAGAACGGAATCGAGGCGAGCGGAGAATGAGCAAGTATACGGTGCAGCTTCGATGGATTTTGGAACAGACTTTGAAAGACAAAGGCCTGGACATGAGCGAGGCCAATTGGGGCAGCGCCTACGACAAGCTGGGACTGGCAGACTACCCTATTTTTGACGAGGCATACCGAGAAACGTTGAATAACAAGATCGTGCGCCACTATTTCATGTACGAGATAGGCGCGGAAACAGCCGGTTTGTTCCGATTGTTCGTGCGCGATGCGATGTTCCTCATCATGCCGTACTATAATCAGCTGTACCTGTCGGAGATAACTGCGAAGGGCATCCAGCCGCTCATCGATCATGCTAGGACGATAACCGAGAAGGCATCGGGCACTGCGTCCAACACGGCGAACACCAACGCCACGTCCGCGAGCAACGCGCAGGACATTTTCAGCGACACTCCCATGTCCGCGCTCAATTTCGACAATATCAAGGCGGGCAACTACGCGTCAACCGCCGACTTCACCGATGCGTCCACAACGGATACCGGAAAGTCGGATTCTAGCGGGACGTACGCGAACGACCTCGCGCGCACCGAAACCGGCCACGACAAGTCGGAATCGGAATTGCTGTTGCTATGGCGCGAAACGTTCGTTAATATAGACCGTGAAATAGTGGAGCACGACGCGGTGCGCGAGTGCTTCATGATGATCTGGTAAAGGAGAACAGCATGGATGAAAGAGCAGTGCCGACGAAACCGGCTCCGACGTTCCCGGCTTTGAGTTTCCCCGACACGCAAGCCCCGTTTCGCTACTACGTGCAAATGGTTCTGCCGGCCGTCTACGGCGACGAGCTGAGCTATTACGAGGTGCTTGCGAAAGTAACCGAAAAGCTCAACGAGGTGATCGAGAACCTGAACAAGCAAGGCCAGAACGTGAACGATCTGATGGTTTTCTACAACCAGCTGAAAGCGCGGGTGGATGCGCTTGAAAACGAGGTCGATGCGATCAAGAACGGCGAGTACGTGCATCTGTACCTCGATTCCATCATAAACTGGATCGACGCGAACCTGCAGTGCCTGGTGGCAAGGATCGTGAAGTTCGTATGCTTCGGGCTTGGCGACGACGGGCATTTCAAGGCGTACATCCCCGCTACCTGGCAGTTCCTGCAGTTCGACACGGGCATGAACCCCGACGACTCGGAAACGTACGGGCACCTCATCATCAAATGGTAAAGGAGAAGACTATGGCAGAATCGACCAAGAACATGACGGTGGGCGCGGGAAGCGCGACCGTCACAGATCAAATGCCGGGCGTTCCGTGCCCGACCAGCCCCGGATACGAGTATACCGGCATGCGCTACGTGCCCGTGTTCGCCGACCCGCCGGAGTGGTCTAGCGCGAACAGCTACGAACCGTTGGAGATCGTCATCCATAAAGGGAATTCCTACACGTCCAAGACGTTCGTCCCGGTCGGGATCGACATCTCAGACCCCCAGTACTGGGCGCTAACCGGAAACTACAACGCTCAGGTTGAGCAGTATCGGCAGGAAGTCTCGGCAATGCAGGGGCAGGTGACGGCAATACAGGGGCAGGTGACGCAGAACAAGGACGATATCGCGGGCTTGAAGCGGCAAGCCTCGGATTTCGATGCCGAGATCGCCGCACGCAAGAAGGTATACGTCACCTACAAGGACTTCGGAGCCAAGCTCGACGGCGTAACGGATGACAGCGCCGCTATCGTCGCCGCGCACAACTACGCGAACACTAACGGCATCCCCATCGTGCAGCACGGCGGTAAGGTGAAGTGCAATTTCCAGGCCGAAGTCAAGACCTCGTGCCTGCTAGATATGGAGTTCGTGCTGCTGGCGAACTCGCCTCAGCCAGTGTACTCGATCGAGGCCGACGACGCGCAGACCTTCACGTTCTCGGGGAGCGTCACGGCCGATTCCGTCACCAGCCCCGATGCCAGGCTGAACGGCTGCTTCGCGATGATCCAGAACGAGAACGACGGTTGGAACCTGGGGGCTCGAGAAGGGACGGGGACGACGATCTACCATCGGGAAGTCAAGGCGTACGACAAAGCGGGAATGCTCATCACGTCGCCGTTCTACATACCGAACACCGGAACGTTCACGTGCTCCAACGTTCATTCCCTTTGGGAACGGCCAGTGGAGTTCGCTGGAGCTACCATCACGTACGACAATTCGGAGCAGGCTAACATTCCAAATTTCCTGTGCGTGCGTAGAAACAATACTGCAGTCAAGGATATCACGTTCAATCCGCTGTCCGTTCCGCCTGCGGCCGCTTCTTCTCTTGAAAGCAACGGGTTGATTTTCGTCCACGCTTGCGCAAACGTCAAAGTAAGCAATATCTCGGGAAACAACAACTCGTCAGACAACGAAACCACTACCGCATCTACCTACAGCTATCTCCTCGGGTTCAACAGCACGTTCAACTGCCATGTTGACAACATGCTCGGAGTAGGAGGCTGGGGTGTTGTCGGGAGCGACTGGTGCGACTGCATGACTTACTCTAACTGCGTGTTGAACAGAGTTGACAACCATTTCGGAGCATTCGGAACTTACATTCTAACAAATAGCAAACTGACTGGAATCTGCGCGTTCACGCTGCCGTACGGCAACGCGAACGCTGTTATAAGCAACGTTGATATGTTCCCGCGTGCTAAAAAATACTCTTGCATCGACTTTAGAAAAGACGTGAACCTAGCATTTCAAGGGACTTTGCATATAAACAACTGCACATTAAACGAGCCAAATTCTATTCGAGGAAACATCTTTATAAATGCTGTTAAAAGCGTTTCTTCTGGTTCACAACCAGACGTAAAGCCAAGAATCGTAATAAACGGCCTGTATTACAACACAACTCGCCAACTATGTTATTCGCCGGCAGGGATGGCGCTCAATTACTCTATTAACGGATTCGAAGGCAACTTCAGCATGTGGGGAGACCCGAACGTCAAAATGTCAAATTCCATATGCTGGAACATGGACACGAACGGATTATTGACACCTGAAACGATCATCCACATTGATAACTGCACGCTCAACAAAAAAGAAACGACCCCTAGCACAGACTGGTTTTTCACTGGCGAATTTATAATCGCGAATTGTAAAATCAACAATACTTTCAAATGCAACACTCAAGACGATCAAGCTAAGCACCTAGTAACCGGATGCATTTTCAAAAACGGTGAAACTGTTATCGGAAGGGGTGCGGTCAGCTTCGTCGGATGCGTGATCGACACGGTTCCAACATTGACGCATTACAAATCGAAAAGCTGTTTCGGCATTGCGGATGCTGAAAAATAGGAAGCGGTGGTGCTTCGATGGATTTCATCATAACCGAGCATTTTGCCGAAGACGCGATGATCAGGACTATTCAAACCATCAACAGCGGTATTTCGAGCGAGCAGACAATCACGCTTTCATTAGACAATTCGTTTTGGATCGGAAACGCATAATGCCTAACGATCCTACAGGCGGTGGAAACCCCAACTTCTTCAAGACCTTCAAGGGGGCGTATGTCCACGCCCCCTCCCCCGAAGCGATGTTCACCAGCGAGCGGGTCATGCTGTCCTGCGTGAACGACGTGCAGTTCCAAGGCGATTGCATGATAATGAACTACACGCCGGGCGCGACGCTCACGACGCTGCCTCCGGAATGCCGGCCGTCGACCGAAGTGCGGATTCCCGTGGTAGTAGATACTAACGTGGACGTGCTTTCGATTCAGACGAACGGCGCGGTTTCCCTGCATGCGTCCACCGACGGCATGGTTTATCTCGCGGGGGCTTCGTTCAACATAAGCGCCAATTGGTATTCTAATTAGGAGGAATCAAACATGGATGTTAACGACATTGTCACTCTTATCGGTAGTCTGGGCTTCCCTATTGTGGCTTGCGTGGGCATGTTTTACCTGTACAATCGTACTCTTAAGGACTTTACTAGCACACTTAACGACATTGCGAGCGAGATTAAGGAGCTACGAGAAGAGCTTAAAGAGCTGATCAAGAATGCTTAGGGGCATAGACATATCGAACTGGCAAGCCGGGTTGGACGCGGATGCGGTGTTTCCCAACGTGGACTTCGTGATCTGCAAGGCGACCGAGGGCGTGGGTTTCGTGGACGGGTACTGCGACAGCTGGGTGCAATGGTGCCGCAGAAACGGCAAGCCCTGGGGGTTCTACCATTTCGCGAATGTGAATTCTCCCGCCATGGAAGCGACGCACTTCATCGACAACACCTCTAACTACTTCGGCGAAGGCGTTCCGGTGCTTGACTGGGAGGGCGGCCAATCGGTTGAGTGGGTCAACGAGTTCGTGAAGATCGTGCATGATCAGACCGGCATCTGGCCTTGGATCTACGCCAACCCCTGGCGATTCAACCAGGGAGGCGTGGAGCCTAACTGCATGCGATGGATCGCGAGCTACCCGGACGTGCTGCGCCCAGGCCTCGACTACGACCCCGGAGAGCCGCCGGAGACGGACGGCCTCGTCGGCTGCTGGCAGTACGCGAGCGACGGGCAGGTGCCCGGATACGCGGGCAACCTGGACGTGAATCGCTTCTTCGGAAGCGTCGGCGCGTGGTCGGCGTACGCGGGTGTCCCGTCAACGGGTGCGCCGTCTGAACCGATCGGCCAGTCGGTTTTGGAAAACGATAGATTCCGCGTGACAATTCAAGAGAAGTGATGTATGATGGTCATGCGCCGGAAAGCAAGCTATCTTCTGCGTCTGTGGGGCACCCGGTGAAACGGGCACGGGCGCATACGGAGAACAGCCCCCTCTGTGATAGTCTTTTCGGTTAGCGCCCTTTGACTTAGCCCCTGTCGCTTGGACATCCATGATGGCAGGGGCTTCTTCGATAAAGGGCGGACATTCCAAGTCAAAGGAGGAACGTGGCAAAATACTGGGACATATCGAAGACCCTCTCATACAACTGCCTGTTCAACTTCATCTACGGCATTCGAGGTGCGGGCAAGACATACACGGGGCTGCAGCACTACGTCAAGCGATACCTGCGCACGGGCAAGCGCTTCATGTATCTGCGGCGCACTGAAGAGGAGTTGAAGAACCTGACCACCCGCAAGGACGGACGGCTCTTCAACCACGTGCAGAAGGAGTTCCCGGGGCATGCGCTCTGGGCAGAATCGAACATCCTGCATATCGACAAGGAGATATGCGGCTACGCGCAAGCGCTGTCAACGGCGCGCAAGCTCAAGTCCGACGCGCTGGACAACGTGGACACTATCCTGTTCGACGAGTTCGTCATCGACAAGGGGTTCCAAACGTACCTTCCCGACGAGGTGACGGCGTTCTTGGAGCTTTACGAAACCATCGCCCGCCCAGGCTCGCGAGATTACGATGTTACCTGTATGTTCTGGGGAAACGCGGTGACCTCGGCGAACCCCTATATGGACTACTTCAAGCTGGAGCTTCCCTACAAGACGGACGTATGGAGGCGAGGCGAGTTCCTGACGCAGATGGTAGCGCCTCCCGAGCTGATCGAAGCGAAGAAGGGCACGCGCTTCTACCAGGCGATAGCGGGCAGCGACTATGCGGCGTACGCGGCCGAGAACAAATGGTTGCGCGACAATCCGAAGTTCATCGCGAGAAAAGGCAAGAATGCCGAATACCAGTTCACGCTCCTTTACTACGACGATGCTATCGGCATATGGCGCGACAACCGAAACGGATGCTATTACGTATCGGAAGACGTTGACCGCCAATGCCGCCACGTGTTCGCCGCCACGACGGAAGACCATGAGCCGAACACTCTGCTGCTCAAAGGTTTCAAATCCTCGCCCCATCTGGCTAACTTGAAGAAGGCTTACGACATGGGGTGCGTGCGGTACGAGTCCATGAAGCTCAACAACTGGTTTCGGGATATAGTTAGGATGGGATTATGATCATCACGACTAAGAATGGCGACATGGTAGATACTATTCAGATCATCGAGGATAATGTTTATAAAATCGAAGATGTTAAATACACGGTTGAAACTGATATGTATATATCCGCCACTGTACAGATAAGAATATGCGACACCGGGAAGAAACAGCTGGAAGTTTCCGACCCGGAAATTGGCAAAGAAGCGCAGTACCATCTACGACAGTTCATCAAGTACATGAAACAGTTGGGGAGGTATTACTGATGGCTGAGCCGGTTATAATCAGCGCTACCAAGCAAGGCGGCGTTGAGAACGCTTACGTAGGAACCATCGGAAACGACGGCTATATATACTTCAACGATGTTGACTTCTACCGCTTCAAGAACGAGGGCACGTGGGAGAACAACGTATACGTGCTTAACCGCACTCGCCGCTCATGGACGAAGACGACCATGTTCACCAAGATCAGCGCGCAGAACCTGAACTCCGGATCGGGAAGCGTGGCGCCCGGAGGATCGGGCGTTGAGGGCGCGTGCCTTTGGGCAGTCGGAATCGCCGACGACAACAGCCACGGCTACGACCAGCCGACGCGGGACGGCGGCGTGGACTTCGACTGCTCGAGCCTTGTGTCCTGGGCGTTCCGCGAGAACGGATGGGACGTTCCGTTCCCCTCCCCCTCCACCTACAACATGTCAAGCGTGTTCACGGGGTTAGGGTTCAAACGGTACAACGGAAACCCCGCCGCGTCGGACTTGGTGCGAGGGGACATCGTTCTGTTCGAGGGCGACATATCGGCGGGAACCGGGCACGTGGAGCTGTACCTCGGAGACGGGATGCTCGTGGGCGCGCATATCAACGAGTTCGGGGGCGTGGCCGGAGGGCAGCCGGGAGACCAGACCGGGAACGAGATATCGACCGGCGGGTATTACAGGAGCTGGAACTGTTGGCTGAGATGGGAGGGTTAGGGTGTTGTCGCATTATATTGCACTTGTAGTGGGCACTATGTTAGGTATCGCTATTATGTGTCTGGTGAGCGGTAATAAATGAACGTTGTTCATTAATTCGAATTATCGCAAAAATTATCACTTGCTTGTTCTATAATACAGTTGTAGGGATAAGTCGAAGGGTGAATGGAGGAATTGACATGTTTCTAGGGCTTCCGGGATTTGCGTGGTTCGTGATCGGCGTTATCGTGGTGGCAGTGCTGGTCACAGTGGCGAATTGGTATATCATGTACTGCGTGTTCGACTGGGCAGTGCATCATGTGAAGCATGTTTGGTTGGATGAAAACTGAATGAATATGCACGAGGAACAGATAGCAGCATGTCTGATTATGGCGGTCGTCTTGGCCGCCTTACTCATTGTCAAACTGACAGCGCATTGATGAACGTTGTTCATTAATTGCATGATTGAGATGACAATTGGAAAAATGATTTGACATGTTGGCATGCGCGGGTTATAATAGGGCTACAAAATCCACACGACAGATGAATA